CGTTACTACTTCTATTTCTCCACTAGATAAACCGAAAGGGTCTGGTAGAAGTATTATTAAACTTCTACCTAACTCGTCTACCGTAGCAGTAAAATCAGTTCCACGAATTGCAATATTTGCTGTTGGTGTACTAAGTTTTATATTTTGTTTATCTATACGTTGTAAATTACCTGTTATAAACCTAGCTGTACCTAAAGCAAAATTAAGGGACATTTTAGATTTACTAGGATCAGGGTCGTATATATATTCGTCTATTACAAGTTGTGAATGTTCTGTAAGCCTTACAACAGAATCATCAAGGAATTTAATACCTAAACGACCATTACTCGTTATGGCTTGATCATTGCTTTGTATTGCAAAATCTAACTCTGCACTATACGGCTGATCACGAACTATCTGAGCGTTACCCGATAATTCAGCAATATCACCTATATCAACAACTAGTGCTTGTACCGCCGTCGTCTTGAACCACACAGACAGTACCATTAGAACCAGTAGATGTGATTTTGAGCCAATCAAGTGCCAAAGTTGAAGATTGCGTAATATCGAATGTTCTGCTATTACCTGTTTGGTCAAGATAGAAATAACCTCCCGCATAACCACTTCCTTCAAAATTTACTGTGTTGCTATCTCCATCTACGTCAACGTAACTTGTACCTGTATCGTAATTAATATCAAAATCAAAAACGTTGCTATCGCCTTGAATAATCCAATCTAGGTCTGTAGTACTTGCTAACGCTGTAGTAGCTAAATCTAAAGTAAATGTATTAGAACTACCTGTTACATCTACGTTTAGATCAGAATTATCTGCACCGTAGGTATTTGTAGGATCAACTTGTATAGTAAAAGTATTGCTATCACCATCAAACTCAAAAAAGCCTGTTAAACTATCTGCTAAAATATCACCTAAAAATTTGTTGCTATCACCTATTTGGTTAATATCCAAAGTTAAAGAATCGCCATCTAAATCTAAAGCTGTTAAAGTTCCAGCTACAGAATTTAGACCACCAATAATATTAGATGAACCAAGTTGTTCTAAATCTATGTTAGCAGTTGCTCCTGATTGATCAACATATATTTCATTGTCTGCTATAATCAGAAAAGGTAATACTAAAATAAAACTAATTAATCTATTCATATTTTTTCTCCCAATATTTTCTATCATACCCTATTTTTATTATTTCCAAAACAGCATCTTCAATCGCTCTTTGTAAAGCTATTGTTACTGAATCATTTTCTACGTCACCACCTTCTAATTCTACTAATTCTGTTCCTGCTTCTATAAATTTAAAAACGTCTTGTGATTTTCCGTAACTATAAATTTGTTTACTAACTAAAACATCTATCAACACTTCTCCTGTAGCTACACTAACCATACGTAAAGATAAAGTTACGCTATCTATCCTGTATTGTTTACTTGCTCCTAGACCTAGATATCTAGCTCCAACACCACCGCTTTTAATATTAGTGTCATAACCAACTACAGCTCCTTCCATAAGAACGCCTGCAAATAATAAAGGCATTAAAGGTTTTGCATCATCTTCATCTTGTCTAGCAGAACGTATTAATTGTCTTTCTTTAGTTAGGTTATCTAAACCAACTCTTTCCGCTACTCTAAAAAAGTTTCCATCAGCTGTATGTTTTAATGCACGAATAAGAAGATGATTTGGTGCTTGGGTTATAGCACTACTAAATAAAGCAAATTCACTATTGCTTTTACGTTGACCTGTTTGATCAGTAAATGCTGTTGGGTAAACAGCAACAACTATGGGGTTTTTAGGAACTGCTACTTCTAATAATTGTTGTGATTGTATTTCTAAAACTTTAGGTAAGTTTTCTATGTAAGGCTCTCTTTCTACACACTTTCTATAAACCGTGCCTTCTAAAACTGTTTTATATTTAAGACATTCGCCTTTTTGTTCAAACTGTTGTAGTACGGGAGCTACGCTACAACTAGAAAGAAAAATCACCAACAGGCAACTGTATCGTTGTAATATTTCCATCTGGGTCTGTTATTGTTAAAGTTATAATTCCATCTACAATACTGTATTCAATAGTATTACCTTCTAATTCTAATGTACCACTATCACTTGGAGTTTCACCGAATAAATTTTCTACAAGTTGTCTAGATAACTGTGCATAAATACGGCTCTCAAGATTTCTAATAAATCTAGCAAGTGTTGTGTTTTCTTTATCTCTTTCTATTTCATCTTGTAAAGCTTTAATTTCTGCTTTAATAGTCATTTTTCTATTAAACTCTTGGTTTTCAATAGTTAAATAATGTGATGACGTATTAACACCACTAAAGCTAGGATTTTTAAATTTGAAAGTTATGGTATCTGCTTTTACATTAATTACAAAAACACCTAAAAACAGAATAACACCTATTAACGCTATTATTCTTAGTAACAACTGTTTTTCTGCTTCTTCTTTTTCTATTTTAATCTTTTCTTTGGTCATCTCTATCCGCCTTTGCTAATCTATCAGACTGCATAAGTTGTGGAACACCTAGTATAGTCTTTAAAAGTGTGTCTTGCCTAATTATTTCATTATCAACAGAACGAACTCTATCTATAAGTGCTACTAATATACCGTGTTGTGAATCTAGTTTTTGTCCTAATCTTTCTTCTATTTCAGATATTTGAGCAGATACTTTTTCATCAAGAACATCTACTTTGGT